ACTTTAAATTTAGCTTCATCAAGTTCAACTTCTTCTGGTAACTTACCTTTCATTGCTTGCTTATGCTTACCTAGTCGATCATTAAGATCTTTCTTGAAAGATTTCATAGCATTTTTAGTCGCAGTACCATCTTTCTTTGTACCACGATCACGAAGAGATTTCGCTTTAGATAACGTATTCCCTTTGCTCATCATACGTTTCCATGGTGCTTCGGCATCTACTTGGTCACGTACCTTTTTGCCAGCAATTTTTTCAATTTGATCAAGAGCATCGTTCACTTCATTCCAATCTTCATCTGTATTAAACTCATCCCAGTGGTCATAACGTCTAACGATTTTTACAAGGTCTTTAATCAGTTTAGTGGTTTCTTTTGCTTCGTCAAGTTTAACAGACTCTTCGTCTAGTTCGGCTTCTTCTTTCTTGAGACCACCCATCATCCCACCGTACATCTTGTTTTTTATACGTTGAGCTTGAGTAGTACCAGCGTTTCTTTTCTCACGCTCGTCCCGTTTTTTCTTTAGTTCAGAAGCAGTGTATCGTGAATAAACGCCTGCTTTTTCTTCAACTTCTTTCTTGACAGGTAAGCCTTTGTGCTTAGTAGACGCAAAATCTTTTACGTCTTTTTTGGACATAGATTTAGCGGCTTTCGCAACTTCGGGTGATGCGTCGTCCATCTCACCTTTCTGTTTGGCTCGCACCATTCCCATAAATTTTTGTTGCTGTTTCGATACAGCCTTTTCTCTAAGATCCGAAAGTTTCACGTTTATCTCCGTAAAAAGTAATACTTATATTTATAATCTTGGATTCGTCTGCTTGTTCTTATTTCGTGCACGAGCCATTCTCGCTCGATCTAAAATACGATCATACTTGATTTTATCTTGTTTCTTAAGCAGGTCGATACGATCCCGAGCATCATCAACAGCATCTTCATATTGTACTACAGGATTAGATGTTTTGAAACCTTTTTTACGCATGATTGTTTTGTTAATTACTTCAAACTCACCGTTTTTCCAGTTCACAACAACAGGTAAATTGAGATCTGACTGCATATCTTTCAGCACTGCTTCTGCATTGCCGTGCTTCTTGATGCGTTTGCCCTTATTGTCTGCAACTTTCTTGAAGAATCGTTGCAGTTCACCAATTGTGATAGCAGGCTTGTTGCGAGAGTCATTCATGCGATCTGCGAAATGCCGTGTAAATTCAATATCGATATCGAACTTGTTCAGCAGGCGATCCGCAAACTTTTCAAGGTCACGAATCTGGGCGGGTGTAACCTCTTCTTTGATAGATTCCCCAGGAGTTTTCTTCTTCGCTTTCTTAGTCGCTTCGGGTGTACCCCATTCTGGTTGATCTTTATACCAACGATCCGTACCTTCTTTTTGCATTTTCTTAACTAGATCTCGGAATGCACGGACATCAACATCAGCAATCTGTGCGGCTTTCCATGCTCGATCATTTATACTGGCTTTGGGATTTTCTTTAGTCAAACGCTGATATTGTTGTAACGCATACTTCCAGCGTTTACGACCGCCACCAAAACGATCTATAAAATTGCTTAGTCCGGGAAACATTGAGTGTGACGATGTACCACCAAAGCCCGCCTCGTCAATTCTATCGACGTTGTCTAACCACTGACGACTAATGCGACCTTCGTCAAGAGCAACAATAACATAATTAGTACCAAGTCGATGGATATATCCGGTCTGTTTAGAAGACTTGATAAAAACTTCATCACCTTCATTGAACAGTTCTCCTTCGATGAATTTCTCTCGTGTCTCTGATACTGGCTCCAGTTCAATATGATGCTTGAACGATGTGGTTTCTTTTAGACCCATGCCCGATCGAACGTCATTGAACAGACGTTTCGCATCTCGATTCGACATAGATGATGGGATGCCTTGAGCAAACGTTGTGAAATCATTCTCTGCGGCAGTTGCTCTCATCTTAGAAGCAGACATACCTTCTACGCCTTCGGCGTCAGGATCTCGTGCACCCGCAGATACGACTTTTATTGTTTCAAAAACATAAAAGCCGTGTCGACCTTTTTCGCCGTTATATTTTTTGAGAAGTGTTTCGAACTCAGTGACTCGATCAGCACCAACTACCATCGTAATACGATTGAAACCTTCATCATAGAGTTTGACGGCAATATCGAATACCGTTTTAATGCCCTTGTCCATCATGATGTTTCGACCATGCTTGGGAAACATCTTGCGAGCATATTTGATTTTTTGCTGATACGAGAGAGGATTCTTTCGTGCGTCTTGTGACTGTGAGAGATAGAGTCGATAAGGATTCTTACCAGCTTTGGTCGCCATAACGTTCATTAGTTTTTCGTGACCAATGGTTGGTGGATTCATTCGACCAAATGAGAAGAATATTTCTCGTTGTTCTTCAACGAGGTATTGTTTAAAACTAGGTAAAGACATATTACTTAGAATCTCCTCCAGATTTAGCCATACGTCTTTCTCGATCCATTTTGCGAACTTTCGGCAATATTTTTCGAGCAATTTTCTGAATTCTAGGTTTCATTTTATCAAGACGAGTTTCGATCTCTTTACGTCTCGAAGGAGGAAGTTCGCCTTTGTCGACACCCTTTGACAGCTTCTTGAATATCTGTGTACGTGCTTGTTTGTCTGCACGTTTTTTCAGACGTTCCATGTCAGCAGGTTTTTTAGCGGCTCGCCGACGACCCATAGCGATTTTCGCTTTGTACTTTTTCATCTGTCGTGCTCGTGCACGTCTTTGTGAAAAGTCTAATGCTTCGTCTGTTGATTCCACTTCTTCACCGATACGACCTCTCTTCCGCTTCATAGCGTTATAAGAAACCTGATCGGGCATACCCGGAGTATAATCAACGACCAAAAAGTCTTTGAATGATAGCATACCTTTACCTTAGTTTATCCCATCCCTTTATAACATCTGGTGAAAAGTTGTTATATGAAAATTCCATACGATCAACAAGTTTCACTGCATCACCACCAAGTCTATCAATTGCAACATATCCTTCTGCACCAGTAACTTTAAATCCGTTCTTAGTTTTAACAAAAGTGTCAATATTTTGCAATCTATTGAGTTTATTTATAAGTTTTAATTTCGCAAGCACAATTAATTTTTGAAGCTCGAACATCTTTATGAGGTTTGCTTTGTTCTCCGTCGAGAAGAAGGTGAGGAGGGCGTCCCGCTTTGCTTCTTGGGCGCTTTTGCCCCTTTGGGTTTTGCGGGCGTCGATTTCTTTCTGGTACTTGGCTTTGATGTACCTGATGAGCTTTTCGGTGTGCGCTTTCGTGTTGGTGATGATTTTACCACTTCTGACGTAGGTGTTGTTAAAGGTTTCGATGGTTCGGGCGAGGTCTTGATTTCGCTCAAGTTCTCGGAGTGTCGAACCAGAGATTTGATTAAATAGTTTACCAATCTCAGATAATGTTTTTTGAACATCTTCAGTTTCCCTTTGAGACATAGTCGCTTGTGTTACATCACGAAGAATTGCATCTTGTGACCAAACATTCTTAGATTTATTTAATTTCGAAACATCAACACCGTACGATGCCTTCATTGTTTCGAATGAACTGCCCGTATATGTAGTGTGCCATACAATGCCAATTTTTGCAGACGTAATCGCCTTTGCCTGTTCGACAGGAACAGCATAGACAATTGTGTTAGGATGAAACGTTACATAAGATTCTCCATCGATCTTTTCACGCTTCAGATCGCCTTGTCCAAACAGAAAGTCGCCCTGTATCACACCTTTAATACCAAGAGCAGGTAGATACTTGAGTGCATCTTTGAGTTTGACCGCAAGATCACCTGATGTGTCTTCGTCGACTTCTTCGGGTGTTTTATAGACTTTCGGATTCTTATTGAATATGCCTTTCTTTGCTACAAAGAACTGACCGTCACGAGGATCGGTGCCCGCAAAGATTGCTGGCGCACCGTCCCACTTAACAGATACTTTTCCTTCTTTCTTACCACCGAGCATATCACGCATGTCACGCAATGCAAAGATTGCTTGACGAGTACCGTCAACACCACCATAGAGGACTTTATCCTCAATATGTGTCATATGAGTATTCTTTTGTTCGGTTATAAAGTCGAGAAAGTTTTCCATTAAGTGATATCATCCCAATTCATTGTGACTGCAACGCTTGCAGAATTTGGTGTTCCCTTTGCAATAATAGTGTATGCCTGCGCCGAATCGCCATCACGTTCAAACTGATAGTCAAACAGACCCGAACTAAGTGACTGTGTGACACCTGCTTGGTTTGACAGTGCAATAATCTGTCCGAAGACTTCTGTGCCGCCTGTATAAGCAGTTGCTGATATATCGTACTCAATGTTGGTGTCAGCGTCAGAAGACTGCCAACTAGCTCCTGTAAGACTCGCACCTTTAACTATCTGTACATCGTACAACCCTGCGGCTGTAGCAACAAACGAGGCATTTTCAAGAACAGAGATCGCATCTTTTCTATCGGACTTCAAACGCAGTGACATTAGTGGCGTGAAACCAGTGTTGACCACAGTAGGCAAGACAGCACCATCACCTATAGGAGTTGATACTGTATGACCACTACCTCGTAGTTGATATCCACCTTCAGATATAACAGACGAACAGATCTGTTTCAAGGTTGCGGCAGTTGACACGCCTGTGTTTTCAATTTCAAAACGAATCGGCAAACACGCTGTCGTCATATATGGACCAGTCACTGAGTTGGCGTGATGAAATGTGTGACAGTGTACAAATACACCGTTGTAAACAAAGCCACAACGAACGGAACCGACACCCAACCATTCTACATCAAACCAAAGAATCTGTGCCTTAGTGACATCGAGATTGAACTTACTCTGACCAACACCATTTGCTTTATCAATATTCCATGCGGATTGTGCAACCCGAGTATCAGAACCGTTCGAACGAATCACGAAGTATGTTTCTGTGCCATCTTGTTCTAAAAATATGCCGTCATTCACACCGAAATAACCAACACGCTGTCTCAGATTAGTCGCACCTTCATTCATCACAAAGGTGTTGAATATCTGTAACGACTTTCCTGGTTGATATGCAAAGACACGAGTTGATTCACGAACGACACTGGCGCCGCTAGTACCATCAACAGTCATATCGATCGAAGCATTGTCTGATCCAATAGCAGTCGATCCACCCGTGACGGTCGATTGCCAGAACTTACCGTTGTCACGATAGCGAGTAAACGCATCAAATAATGTAAGAGGTGCAGAAGTTCTCTGACGACCAAACGCATCAACGGTCAAATTGGTATTACCGCTTCCACTGACTTCCAGACCAAGTTGGTTGGCCAGCATAACGACTTCGTATGTGTCGTTGTTACTTCCCAATAATCGATTTCGTGTCGAACTAAACTGTGCCATTTTCTATACCTATAGGTGATTAACTAGATAGCCAACCGCACCAAAAACACCGCTTACAAAAAACCAAATGATTCGTTCACTAAACCCTAGCTTGGTGTTATTGATTGCTTGTGTTGTCTCCATCTTTCTTATTTTATTTGAATTCGATTCAATCTCATTGAACGCTCTTTCAAGAGATTTCGAATTCTGCATCTGTCTCTCTTCTAACATGGTCAAACGGATCTTTGCATCTGCAAGATCGTCAAGTCGCTTCTCCATTCGAGCAAAACGACTCTCGTCCATTTTAGCATCCTTAGTTAAATTGTACCCGCCTTATTTATAAGTTATTTCTTTACTTTCATCTTTGTGTCGTTTGGATATTCACCAGCTTTTGAATTTCTCAATTCAATCACATAATCTTCATAATTATTGCTACACAATATAGTAATTTGCTTTGACTTCTTGCTAGGGTATCGTATACCTGTTACTCGAATACGACGACTCAGTTTATCGAGTTTCTCTTTGTCCATCCAAAATACTTTCCAGTTATTGCCTGCCATGCGGCGAACATAAAAATAGTTCATGCCCCATCCTCGATTCATTATTTTTTCTACTGCGGTCGGATTAAGACGTTTTACAGGTATCTTTGGTCGAGGCACATTGATACCCGCACGTTCATCAAAACCTGCCTGTACAAGATTCAGATCAACACCAAATGCATTTAGAAACTTAGCACCTTCAGAATTCGGTTGTAATGTACCACTCTTGTCAAACAACGAAGCCGCACCAGAATATGAACTAAATGTATTACCGTTCACATCTTTCAACGAGATGTACCATTCCTTACCTTTATTGTCTGTCAACACAATATCACCGATGATTGCACCCAAATCGGCAATTGGCACATTCTCTTTCTTTGTTGAACCAGTACGTTGTTTTACCGAAACAATTTCACGACCCGCAAAATCAGTGTTTGATTCATTCATCATCTGCACAACTTTACCAAGGTCTTTATCTTTTTTTGTTCTGAAATATTCACTTAGATTGTTAACGGTTTTTGTTTCGAACTTCTCACCTTTGTTTGCGCCTCGTGCAATAATCACATCAAACTTCAGATCAGAAAACATAAAACTGTAACTAGAAAACTTTGAACTATTGGGTGATATATCATTGAAGACAAGGTCTGAGATATCACGATTTTCTTGTAATTTTCGTTTCAAATACGGTACAAGCTGAGCACTGGTATCTCGATTCTTGTTTTTCAACTGTAAGCGAAACTCCCGGAAAGACTTATCATTGCTTCCTGGTTTGCCTTTAGGATAGTTGGGCGCAACTTGAAAGTTTTTGACCTTGACAATTTCATCGAGGTATGAACCCATTTTTTCAAATATCTCGATACTCATAAACTTTTGTTTCTTAGAATTTACTGGTATTTATAACAAAAAAAGCGCCCTAGGGCGCTTGTGACTAATCTACAATCTTACACCTTACCGTAGTAAGTCTTGCCGAAGATTCGATACGCTTCTTTCTCTTTCACGAGATAGACTTCACGAAGTCGACCTTCTGAACCAACTTTGACTTTGGTGTCATAGTCAATCACACCATCAGCCAACATCATTCGAAGAAGCAGATCATACTTGAGACCGAAGTCAGACTGAAGAAGATTGCCAACAACATAAGTTGTTTTTCCTAGAGTGATCTCTTTGAACACGGGAGAATCTTCACCAAGAGCACACTCGGGTTTCAGATTACCGAGATCAAGACCCATGAAGAAAGCACGATCTCCGTTACCGTTAGTAATTGCTTGTGCAGTATATGCCATAATCAAATTTCCTTAATCATTTTGAAGAGAACAAGCGCCAATGGTGACAACAAGCCACCATAGACAAAAACCTTGAGAGACACAGGATACTGTGAAAGAAAAATCAACAACTCATTCATAACAACACCTCTCTCTCTCAATTACGTTGTAATTATAAACGATATGAAATGAAAACACAACACTTTTCTTAGATTATTTTGTTATAAAAATGTCGGTTTTCATTACTTTACACTGCTTCTAAGACCTTTCCACCAAGTTTCAAGTTATCTTCAGCGGTCTGAATAACACCGTTCTCGATGGTTGTCTCACCCGATTGACTATGCGGAACGACATGACCGCCGTGATAGTCATTGGTGTGTAGACGAGACAAGTCAATTTCTTTGCCTTCGGGTGTTTTAAAATTACCGTTGACGGCTAGAATCATCTTCTCGGTTGTGTTAAAGGTTCGTTTTGAATCACGCTTCTCACACAGTGAACGGAAATCAAACAGTTCTTTGATCAATCGATTACGAATAATGTTATTCGTTTTTTGACGACCGCCAACAAGTGTTTCAAATGATTTTGGATCATTGAAGTCTTCATGATCATATCGTTCTTTACTCACCAATAAGGATGATACTGCTTTGATATACTCTTTCAAAAACTTATTGTTGTCTTTGATCACTAAGCCTTCGTTTCGCATTTCGAGATAGATAACAAACAGATCAAAAACTGAGTTACGATTGGCGATGGCATAAGCATCTTCAGTCATCACATTATCCATAAAGTCTTCGAATGCTCTACGAAACGCTCGCATCTGTTGTTCACCATCAGAACCTTCACGATAGAAATTTTCCATCGATTTCTTACTAATGGTGCTGTCGAGTGAGTAAGCAAACACATAAGCCATACCCGCAACGAAGTCATCAATACCACGACGATTGATCGCTACTTTGCCAAACCATTTTTTCTGATCGACAAAGTATAGAGCATACTTTTCTGTCAGATCACGGACAGTGTTGGCAGTGATAGTGATGAATGAGTTCAGAATCTCAGCATGGTTGAGAGGTTTGCCGTCATTGACTTTCTTGAATAGATCAGACAATTCTTTACGAGTCGCATCAGTATAAACGCTAACAGTAATAAAGGCTTGATCGACCGAGTCTTTCATTACTTGAGGCATTCTGCTGTAAACATCGTTGTATTTGCTGATAGTCGCAACAGCGTCACCAAGATCGTACTTGCCGTGAGGAATAGCGACTTCATCGTTTAAGAATGAAAGAATGATATTGTTTCGGTTATTCGAGTCGATGTTTAAGTATAAAACACCTTTGTCTAGCCAAGACTGAAAGTATTTCACATCTTCGATCTCACCACGCTTCTCAGCGGCCGCCAAACATGCTTTAACATCTGCAAAGATGAATTTAGACGGAGCAAGATTAGTGATCAATGAAGAGATGTAATCACTTTTTTGACTCTCGTCCCATCGTGAAAACATGTTAGCTTGGAACGCCAAATCGGCTTTTTGGAATTTACCGATTTTTTCTCGATATTCGTTTAAAGAAAAAATCGCATCATAGTAAGCGGCTTTACGGTAATATTTCATAATAAAATCTCCTCTCTCTCATTAACTTACAAGCCAAGTATACACAATATAGAATGAAAACACAATAGTTCTGTTAGATTATTTTGTTATAAAAAAAGCGGCTGTTAAGCCGCTTCTGCCATTTCAACCGCAAGGTTGACTGCGTTAACTTTCTTGGTCTGATTCGAACCGAACCATGCAGACTGCATACGAGTATCAGCAGATCGACCGAGCAAGTGGTCAGTGGTGTACGTTACAGCATTCAGTGCTTGCCACCATGAACCTTCTGCGAAGTTCGCACCAGGCTGAGTCTGTACAACATCAAACGCAGTCTTGGCGGTACGTGACAACTCACTGTACTCTTTCACTTCACGCTTCTTGGCGTTCGCAACGGGGAACACATTGTTAAAGTACTGAATCATGTCAGCTTGTGTCGCACGTTTCTTAGACAAGAATCGAGCAACTTCTTTGTACATCTCGAACTTCTCGTGTGCGATACCCAACTGATCTTTGACCATCTGAGGATCAAACGCACGGCGGTGGTTCAACTTCACTTCGTTCTTTGCTGTCATATTCAACGACAGAGTCAACGTGTTGTTGCACACCACACGAATGGGTGTGAATCGAACGTTCAGTGACTTACCGTACTGGTGAGGATTCGAGAACAACAAGTAAGAGTCGACTCGGTCATCACCAAGAACATCGAACGATTCGTTGACCTTCGCAAGTGCCCACACGATCTTACCGTCAGCAAGTGAACCTGCCGTGTGCATCTCCATGTCACCCGCCGCACAGTACTCGTTGAAGAAGTTAAACGCTTCTTCGTTCTGTACAGGGTTCCAGTCGTCACCGACCATCGGTGCAAGCACCCGATTGTCAGTCGAACGAATCAACGCTGAGGTGCCTGTTGGTACTTGATGAGTACCACAGTCAGCGTAGGTGGGCATCTTACGAACTTCCCAATCAACGCCCGCTTTCTGCATCATCTGAATCGGTGAAAGATCCGCAGGTACTTTCTCACCTAGACCGTGCCAAGGTACTTGTCCTGCATACGCCATTGTTTCTACCATATGTGCCATAATAAAATTCCTCTCAAGGGTTAATTTTTAACTTACTTTGTAATGATAACATATCAGTAAATATGTTGTCAATATATATCTTCAAAAAAACAGCGACAACACCCACAGCAATTCATAGCAATTTTCGTGTGTTGTCGCCCAAGTCCTTCTAGAATGTTAAGTCACGACGTTCTTTTACTTTACAGTACTCGTTAGTCAAACGAGTGATTTCTAACACCACCCGACGAGTGCCGCTGTACGCTTTGACATCGTCGACGTACATGGTGTTACCGACAGTCAGGTCGGCACAGTCGGGCCAGTTTTGGGAAACACAGTTAAAAGACAAAGTCATATTCATTACAGTACTCCTGCTTCTTTCATTTCAAGTTCAGCCGAGGCGTGGTTCTTTGCGTTCTCAAACAGAGACCAAATGTACATACGCCCTTTGCGAGACAACTGAAGAGTAGAACCCACACGGCTCACACGTTTGTAATCGTCAGAACAGCAACACTTGCGGAGACGTTCGATCTCCTCAAGAATGTGGTGGTCTTTCATGCCAATGCTACGCAGTGAAAAGTCACGGTGCATAAAAGTGGCAAGGATCTGTTCAACACGGTCAATCAACATAATATTTTCTCTCTCAACTCAACTTACAAACGAATTATGACATACTTTGAAAACATTAGCAAGCGATTTTTTCAATATTTTCATTAATTTTTTGTAATGATTCTTCAATCGGGGGCGACTTGATTTCACTCAGAAAACGCTTCGCTTGATCAAGCGCAACAATCGTGGTGTAGTCACGAGTCTCTGGATCAAAGTGTTCTTCTAACGACTTGATTAACATTTCAAGGTGGTACTCAGCACCACCGATCTGAGCCAACACTTGATAATACTTTTCATAATTCATTACGCATACTCCTCTTCTTTCAACAACACATCTAGGATCTCACGGGCATCCAGACCGAGACCCTGCATCTTGCGGGCACAAGTTTCTGGATCATAATAGTCCAACAGATCTCGGATCTGATCACCGATATCACCCTTCTCATACCATTTCACTTCATTCATCGATGAATCCTCGCAGTAGCAACCAATTCAATTCCAGCAGGTATCTTCATCATATCTCGGTGTAGATCCAAAGTCAATCTCATCGCATCACCTTTACTGATACCTTCAACACCACGATAGGTGATGTTACCCTTACCTTCTTCCATTATTGTCACATCAAATTTCACCATTACACATTCTCCAATTTTTCTTTCAGGATCTGAGACATTACATACTTCGCTTTGTTTATGTACTGTCGAGACAGTTCAGGATTCGCACCCATGACGACTTGAGCATCAGACAGGATAGCCATCGCATACATTTCTTTGGGACCGATGATCTCTGCGATCTCGGCGTCGATGTCAGCACGAGGGCAACCGTACATTTCTAATTCACGTTCTTTCATAACAATAGTCTCTCTCTCTCAATTACGGAGTAATTATCTCATATTTTGAAAACATCGTCAAGTGTTTTGAGAACATTTTTTCATTAAATTTTGGTAATGTTATGTCATGAAATATTCGGCGATGCGAGGTTGTTCATCGTCACCGCACTTGATACGAGCACCCTTCTCGATACACTGGTACAGATAGTCAACGTTGTGACTAAACTCTTGTTTGAACTCATATGGATCATCAACTTTCATCAGTTCAATCACTGCCGAGATCGAATCCGCCACGACTGTGTACATCGCACCGTACTCCGAATATGACGGTTTACACCAAAACGAATAAACAAACATTAAACCAATCCTCCTTTTCTCATGTGGTCATACACATCGTTGATATCTTTTTCGATCTGATCTAACTGATCTTGGTTCAGTAGTCGGCACAAATACCCCAT